CTATATTAACACTGTGCGCGACTATGTAGAATATAACAAGGTAGTGGGAGTTGAGCCAGAGGATATGGCCCCTGCTCAAGAACCCGAAATGCCCGAGCAACCAGAAATTGTCAAGGTTCAGGCACCTGTGCCCGAAGCCAAGCCAAATCCGTTATACGACAACGAGCTAGCCGACATTGTAACATTGGCAACAAGACGTACTAGATAACATGTTGCTCAACGAGTTGTTTGAGGCCAGGGCCTCCGGGGGATTTGTTTTTACATTTGGTAGATTCAATCCTCCCACTTGGGGGCATAAGGAAAACTTTGAAGCGGTTAAAAAACATGCTCAGAGTCTGGGCTTTGACTATTTGATTTTTATCAGCCCCAAACAAGATTTCAAAGCTGATCCAAAACTCTTGGCCAAAGGCATCACTGTGCCCAAAAGTCCCTTGACCTTTGAGGAAAGATTTGATTACCTTTCGCACACTTATCCTCAATATAAATTTAATCCTGACCCCTCATTGAACACAGCCTATGTAGTATTAGATAAATTCAGCACCAAGTATAAAAAAATGGTTTTCTTAGTTGGACAAGATCAAATTGACGATGGTGGATTTGATAGCCTGCGTGATTATGCGGCCCAACTTGGAGTTGAGCTGATGCTACAGTCTAGCGGTCCAAGAACAGAAGGGGTTAGCGGTAGCGATGCTAAGGCCTTTGCAGTACTGGGCAAGGAAAAAGAATTTTTCAAACTGCTGGGTAATTCTAGTCCAGCGGCCCAAAAACTCATGCAGATAATCAAACAGCGATCGGAATCAACCAAACTACCGAGACCCAAAAAAAACACAGAACCAAAGACGACAACCAAACCTCAAAAAAACGCTAGACAGACAGATAAAAGATAAGTATACTAGCATTCACAGTAAACAGTTTACTGTAGTGCTTGATAGCACATTATGGCACATACTTTAAGGAGAAAACATTATGGCCTCATTAGCAGAAATTCGCGCCAAACTGGCAGCACAAGAAAACCGCGGTAGCGGTAACTCAACCGGTGGTGGAGACAATGGAATTTTCCCACACTGGAACATCCCCGAAGGCACAACCACAGTAGTTCGATTCCTACCAGATGGTAATGAATCAAACACTTTCTTTTGGGTAGAACGTGCAATGATCAAATTGCCTTTTCAGGGTGTTAAAGGTCAGGACACACGTCAAGTTCAAGTTCAAGTTCCTTGCATGGAAATGTGGAACGAAACTTGTCCAGTTCTCACAGAAGTTCGTACTTGGTTTAAGGATCCTAGTCTCGAAGACATGGGTCGTAAGTACTGGAAGAAAAAGTCATATCTGTTCCAAGGTTTTGTAGTTGATAGCAGTCTCAAAGAAGACGCTACTCCCGAGAATCCCATTCGCCGTTTTATTATTAGTCCTCAGATCTTTAATATTATCAAGGGCGCCTTGATGGATCCTGAAATGGAAGAACTGCCCACCGACATGGTACGAGGCACTGACTTCCGTATTACTAAAACCAGCAAGGGTGGTTATAGTGATTATTCAACAAGCTCATGGGCTCGTAAAGAGCGTGCTCTTAGCGAGTTTGAACTTAATGCTATTCAACAGCACAGCCTGTTTAACCTAGCAGACTATTTGCCCAAGAAGCCTGGCGAAGTTGAACTCAAGGTCATCAAAGAAATGTTTGAGGCCAGCGTAAACAACGAGCCGTTTGATCCTGCACGTTGGGGACAGTACTTCCGTCCAGCGGGTATGAGTGCTTCTGCAGCCAGCGAATCATCTGGTAATGTGGTTAGTATTCCGCAGGCCAAACCACAAGTGGTTAGTGCGGCACCTACATCATCTGCTCCGTTTGACACAGACGAAGATGATGTTCCTAGCACAACTGCGCCTGCCAAGAGTACTGGTTCCAGCAAGGCAGAAGAAATTCTGCGTATGATCAAGGAACGTCAAAAGCAGTAATTGATCCCGGATCAATGAAGCTGGTATGGTCACGAACAGGTGACGAATTAGTACTTGATGTACTAAATCACAATCTGTTTTACTACTGGATAGAGCAACTTGAGACGCGAAACCTAAATAGTTTCCGTCTCGAGCCTGCTCGCATATACACTATTGCTATCAAGTCCGGTTTCATTCCCAAGCTAGTTGAAAAGGTTAATACTCGTCTGCCCGAAGATAAACTTCCTCTAGGTGATTGTCTAGATCAAAATTATCTAAATGAACTGCATCGAGAATGGGTTAAACTACAACTGCGTAGACCTGCTGTAAAAAGTTATCTGCAACTCAAAGACACTGATGCGGCCCAAGCATTTGATAACATCAACAGAGAATTGCACGAGCTAGAAAGACTTTGCAAATATTTTTATCAAACAGCTAGTCCTACTACTGTATTTGAAAATCCATTTGTTCAAGATATTGAAGCCATGACACGATCGCACAGTCATATATTTGTCAGCTACAAGAATCTTGGACGTACAGCCTGGCACAAATGGTGCTCTGGGGACTTGAATTTATCGGACAGTGACACTAATGAATATGACACTATCGGCACAGACATCATACTAGATGTTAATCCATCCAATGGATTAACATTGCCCGATGCCTATATACAGGCATGTAAATCTGCAGGAGTGGCCGCAGTGGGTCCAGAGCTAGGTTTGGCAAGATTTAATTTGGATCACGGATGGGCACGAGTACATACACTACTGCGCCGAAACAGTCAAGCTGGTACAGAAATGAAATTTATCAGTTGACAAGCAACACACAAGGCACTAAAATCTAACAAAGAGGCACTATATGACAAAACCATTTGACATTTCAAAATTTCGCAAAACATTGACCAAGAGCATTGATGGTCTTAGTATTGGCTTTAATGATCCCACAGACTGGATCTCAACAGGCAGTTACGCACTTAACTATCTTATCTCAGGAGACTTCAACCGAGGTGTTCCCTTGGGCAAGGTCACTGTGTTCGCCGGCGAGTCGGGATCAGGCAAGAGCTTGATTGTATCCGGTAACATTGCCAAACACGCACAAGAACAAGGTATCTTTGTTGTGCTAATTGACACGGAAAACGCACTAGACGAAAAATGGTTGACCGCACTAGGCGTAGACACTGACGAAAAGAAACTACTGCGTCTTAGTGTGGCCATGATCGATGATGTGGCACGAATTATCAGTGACTTTATGAAAGACTACAAAGCCACTTATGAAACAGCCGCCAAGGAAGATCGCCCCAAGGTCTTGTTTATCATTGACAGCCTTGGTATGTTGCTCACGCCCACTGATGTCAATCAGTTTGAAGCAGGTGATATGAAAGGTGACATGGGTCGCAAGCCTAAAGCACTGACAGCACTGGTTCGTAACTGTGTTAATATGTTTGGCAGTTACAATGTAGGCTTGGTATGTACTAATCATACCTATGCCAGCCAAGATATGTTCGATCCAGACGACAAAATTTCAGGCGGTCAAGGTTTTGTTTATGCAAGTTCTATCGTGGTCGCCATGAAGAAGCTCAAGCTCAAAGAGGACGAAGATGGCAACAAGATCACAGACGTAGTTGGTATTCGTTCGGCGTGTAAGATCATGAAAACTCGTTATGCCAAGCCGTTCGAAAGTGTACAGATCAAAATACCCTATGAGTCTGGTATGAGTCCTTATAGCGGCCTGCTGGACATGTTTGAAAAGTATGGATTGCTCAAGAAAGACGGGAATAAACTAGTATATACTACCAGTGACGGTGAAATTATCAAAGAATTCCGCAAGGGATGGACTGGAGATAAGTTGCAATTGATCATGGATGACATTACAACTAAAGGCATTAATCTACAGAAGAATGGCTCAACTGAGCCCGAACCCGAACCCGAAACGGCGGAACAAGAATAAATAACCTGTATCCAAGGAGCCAACAAGAATGAAAACATCTGGAACTATCAATGAAGAATATCTTTTTGAAATTTTTGATATCATCAAAGATTATGTACCAGTAAAAGATAGAGAGGCCATGGCCGAACATTTATATGATTATCTAAATGGAATCAATGCACCTCAAGCTATCTTCGATGGTCTAGCAGAATGTGACGAGACCTTTGACGAAATCTATAGCAAAAATCTCAGTGCAGATGACAACTATGATGAATCAGAGGATTATGATCGAGACGATGACTACAGCTATGATGAGGATTGATGGCTACTTGGTATTCTAAAATTGTTGAGGACATAGGTAACTTAGGCCAGTTTTTACAGTACTACGAGCAAGAATATACAAACGCTCGGGGAGAATTAATCATTCGTGGTACCATTGAAAATCTTAGTAAACAGTTACCTCCTATTGTTGAACAACGTTTTAGCCAGCTTCAAGAAATTGAAGCCGTGCTAGAGTTTCTAAACATTACTCAAAGAAAGTGTGTCAGCGGCTACTATAGAAAATATTTGGAAAATTATCAACGACAACTTAGCAGTCGAGACATTGAAAAGTATATTGACGGCGAAGAAGAAGTGGTTAATTATCAAGTATTGATCAATGAAGTTGCCTTGTTGCGTAATCGCTGGCTGGGCATAGTTAAGAGCCTAGAAACCAAACAGTTTCAATTGAACAACGTTATCAAACTTAGGGTCGCCGGCCTGGATGACGCATCTATATGATACCTATTTTTATTGGCTATGATCCTAGAGAGGCCATAGCCTTTCATACTTGTGTTAATAGTATTATCAGACATTCTAGTCAACCAGTAAGTATCACACCAATAGCTCTGTCTAATTTTACCAACTATAACGAAACTCATACTGATGGTTCTAATCACTTTATCTACACAAGATTTCTAGTACCTTATTTGATGAAGTGGGAAGGGCATGCCATATTCATTGATGGTGACATGATTCTAAGAGCCGATATTAGTGAGTTATGGAACCTTAGAAATTCAGCTATGGATGTGCAAGTGGTCAAGCACGACTACAAAACACGCATGCCCGTCAAATATCTAGGGGCAAAAAACGAAGACTATCCTCGTAAGAATTGGAGCAGTGTTATTCTATGGAACTGTAATAGTTTTCCCAATCGGAGGCTAACCCCTGAATATGTCATGAAAGCCCAAGGCAGTCATTTGCACAGATTTGAGTGGATCAATGAAGATAGACTGGGAGAACTTCCCAAGGAGTGGAACTGGCTTCCAGATGAGTACGGTCCTAACACTGCGGCTAAATTATTACACTATACTCTAGGCACACCCTGCTTTCATGATTTTGCCACAACACCCATGGCAGACGAGTGGCATAGAGAGCGCATTCTAACCGAACACTGTCAACAGAGCGATCTTAGCCACCCTGGCGAATAATATCTTCCCAAGTCATGGCGTTAAACAGTTCTGACTTAGAGTATTGAAATTCAGCTGTACTCCAAAAGAATGGTGCCTGAGAGTTATACACCGGATTCTCAATATTGACTAAGTTGGTATTTCCTAACAGATGTGTAATACATTCCGGGCCTGAAAATACAGGAACTCCTGCATAGACCGCATCTATAGCAGTAACACTGTTATAGGTCACCATGGCCCAGCAGTTTTCTAACTGATCCTTTAAGGGCATTTTTTCTTCGTGTTCGGTTACAGTCTTAGAATTTACCAGGCACTGCGTTTCCCAGTGTACATTGACTGCATGGGGTTTATGTCTAACAACTATGGGTCGATCGGTATAAGTTTTTAATTGTGCCAATGTATTGTCTAACCAAGTGTGCTGATTAAAAAACTCTGTCACCGCCGGTGTAGGTGGACAAACAAGAATATGATCTCCTTTTTTAGTCCATTCTTTCCATTCCTTAAGACACATTCGGTCAAATTTTCTAAAGTTTTTTCTGCGAACTAAACCCCAATTATACCACTGTGCTCCGTGAAATTTGTTGACATGCACTCGATACCAACGATCCCTGGGATGGCGTGTTTTGAAATAGCCGTAGTCTAGATAGATAAATTTTTTGTTAGATCTTTGCGCTTCCCTAATAATATGTGTACTAGGACCTAGAATACCCTGTACCACATGATAGGTTGCATTATCCAGCCCATGATTTAGAAAATAATCATAAGTTCTATACTTGGCGCCTATTGCCTTGGCCATTCTTTCTAGATTTTTTGATTTTGTAAGACCGCTAGACTCGTAGAAAATGATATTCATATGTTTAGTTGCTGACAGATATAATCGGTGGCCAACCCTTGAGCTATTTCGTCAATGGTCCATTGGCTGTAAGACAAGCTATTTACCCATGTTTGTCTATCTGGATAAATTGGATCGTTGATCATGGTAAGATCGTGTTGACTTACAGCCGCCGCCGGACTCCTGGGGTTACATATACTGGGAACACCTAGACAAACCGCTTCAACAGCACTCATGCTGGCCAAAGTGACCAAGCACCTTGTGTTACGAGTATCATCAGCAAAAGAAATGTCTGCTACACTTGGTCCGCTAGTACCATTGGCTCTGGGCTTGTATCTTACTCGAACAGGGTGCCGATCAAAATCAACTAGCCCTTTGAGATCATTGATTGTGTTTGCTTCCCAATGGGGCTGTTTGTGATATATGTTAAGAGTTTTACTGCTAGGGCACAATAATATTTCGTTACCTTCTTTTCTCCATGGCTTTAGGTCAATACCAAGACGATCGGCTCGGTCACTTGGGCGGGGGTCAACTGTGTTGGCGTGTATACGATTGACACAAATTCGCCAATAGCTATTCTTTGGATCTGTACCTTCTTGCCACCGGCCCCAATAGGGCATGTCAATGAAAATATAAGGTAGCTCTAATACTTCACATTGTTCAACGTGAATTCTATTATGACCAACAAATCCCCAAAAGACATTAATACCTTGGCGAATTAAAGATCTACCATCTGTTCTGGATGTAGCCCATGGCCATGATTGCTCAAGTGCTTCAAATGCCCAATAGCTTTTACTACCCGGTGAACTAG